CGGCTTCCTGCTCGGTCTCGCGGCCAAGGATTTTGAGCATGAAGGCAAACACCGTCGCCATCGCCTCGCAGTCGAGAAGGTGGTTCGGCCGCTTTTGGATCCGCGTCCATTGCCAGCGGTCGCCATCCTTGATCCGCATCTCGGATTCCAGTTGGCTTAGGTAGGCGATCTTCTTTTCGTCGTTGTCCGCCTCGGTGAAGGCGTCGGTAGGAACCTCCCATGTTGGACCGCGCGCCGGATCTTGATTGCGCCGAATCCGAGCCATCGCGTCCTTGATGTTGAGGTTGCTCCAATAAAACATCTGCGCGGTCTTGCCGGCGGCGACATGAATTGACCTCTTGGGCGAGTAAAATCTCTCCAATGACTTAACCCGGACGCCGACGCCGAGGCGTTGCTTGAGTCGGTGAGTCCATGTCGCCTTGCGGTCACCCATCAGCGCCACCCAGCCATGCTCGGCGCATCGCTGATAGACCTCGTAGCTATTGAAACCGGCATCGACGCCAACCAATGAGGACGAAACGCCGTATTTTTCCTGCTTTTCCTGCAACTCTTCCCAGGTGTGAGCTGTACCCCAGTCGATCCGGCGACTCGATCCATCGGGGCTCCATTGGGTGATCAACCACCAAAAGTGATCCATTTGAACATCCACCGTCATCACGCGCAGCCGCACCGGAGGCTCATCGTCCTCATCGGGCAGGCGGATCTTGCCAGCGATGATCGCGCCTTCCTTGCCCCAGAGTAATTCGCCTCTGGCATACCCGCTATCAGTCGGCTTGATCGAGAAATCCTCGGTGTATTCCGTGAATGGGAGAGCTAGTCGCTTCTGCCAGAAGATTTTCAACTGATCGATGTCGCCGTACCTTGCTGACGCCTTCGCCCGGAGGTAAATCTCGGCGAGGTTGCCCCATGATCCAGCGCATAACCCGTTCCAGTGAAAACCAACATTCGATTTAGCCGCTCCGGGATTTTGCACGACATAACGCGCGCCGTTACGAGGGTCGTTCAGCTCTCGGCGTGATCGATCGGCGTCCGGGAATCTCTTCCCACACTCGCAGAACATTTCGGTGGTCTCGCGCACCCTTTCAAAATCCCACCCACCATCATCAAGTTTGGCGTCCTTGCTCCACTCGATGTTCTCCCACCTCCAAGGCTGCGTCGTCCCGCAACTTGGGCAGCGCCAACACCACTCGCGCTGGTCGGTCGATTTGAATTTTCGATCGGTGTCGTCATCGGTCTCGCCGGCCTGCGATACGAAGAATCTTTTGCCCAGCCACCCGAAGGCGGTGACGCGAGCCTCGGCCTCGGCCATGTGACCCGATGGCCAGCGCCAGGTCTCATCGCCGATCAGCCAGCGAATCGATCTCCTTTGAAGGTTGGTCTTGGAGTGAGCACCGAGCACCCAGCCGGTCATTCCATTGAGGAAAGAAACCGAATTTCTTTTCAGCTTGTGACGCTCTGCGCCTTGATGGCGCGGCAAAATCTCCCGGACTGGACCGCATTGTTTCCATAGTACTTGCAGACGGTTTTCCATCTGGTCCTTGGCGTCGGCATCGGTCTGGTCGAGCCAGAGCATCGGTCCGGGCGCATTGGCCGCGATCCAACACGAACCAAGCTCTGCCGTCATGGTTTTGCCTGCCTGAATCGCCGCGATGATCGAAACCAGTGATACCGACGGATCGGCCAGCGCCTCCAATGGCTCACGAATCCATGGCGAATTGCCAGATTTGAACCCGCCGGGTACTGGAGAATACGGAATCGACTCCACATATTCCTCACACCACTGCCATGGCGGCCGGCGATCTTGATTAGGCCACCCGTGCAGGAACTTTTCGTCCAGCTCTGCCTTTTCTTGGGGTGTCGTTGGTGGTGCTTGAATCATCAGGATCTTTCTCTTTCGGGTAATCTCCGCGCCTTAATGTGGCCGTGATTTCATCCACGACCTTTACCATTTCCTTTCGTATGTCTACCGCATCGAGCCCAACCAATAATGGCGGAAGCTCATTCTCTAACTTGTTGCGGAAAACCGCATGCGCTTGAGCAACATGGTAGGTCCATCTCTCCCTAACAGCCTCCATGGTGACATAAAATCCCCTCTTCACCGCCACTCGAAGCTCCCGCTCCTCGACCTCTGCTAACAATTTCCTGCCGCGAAGCTGGGTTTCGTTAAATTCCAATTCGCCGGTATTCCCGCGAAGTCCGCGTGCCTTCACGAATTGCCTCCATGCGATCACATCGTGCGTCCTGTTCGATGATTCCTTCGGGCAATCCGGGATTTTTCTCCACTGCCGAATCGTTTCGGTAGTCACACCCAGAATTTCCGCCAACTCAAGCCAGCTCGATGCCTCATGCCTTGAATCGGCAGACTCCTCACCACCTTGGCTCATCGACTGAAGCAGGGCGCGCTCGCCTCTTGTTAGTTTCTTTCCTGACTTGGCCTTCTTTTCGATCTGGGCGAAGTCCATTTCCAGTATCTTCTTAGCATTCTCGGGGCTTGGCGGCATGCCTAGCCGGCCGCGTCAACTGATCAACCGTGCAAGGTTGAAAACAAAATATGCACAGTTTTACAAGGTGGGTCCCCCGAGCCGCGCCGCATAGGGGCGCCGGTCAATAGATTCCTTGGCCGGTCCGGCATCGCCTGGCATTGCCTGCCGGCGCTCGCCTGGCTGCGCTTGAATGAACCGGCAGCCACCCGGAACCGTGCGACATGCCGGCCGCGCGTGCTTGGCCTGGTGATTGCCGGGCGCCGGATCCGATGCGCCGGCCGCGGGGTGGTCGGTCGGTCCGATCGTCGGCCGGGGCGGCCTGGTGGCCGGGGCGGCCTGGTGGATCCACCCGAGCCCGAGCCCGAGCCTAAGCTTAGCCACCCAAGCGCAGGCCGCGGATCCGGCCGCGGGGTGGATCCGCGCGCCCGGTCAAATTAATTTGAAATTAATTGTTGCAAAGCTTCGCGCTCTTGCTATTTTTCGCCTAGTCGCATGCCGCGACGCCCTGCCCGGTGGGACACCGGGAAACGTTAGAAAATACAAAAAATGCAATTATTGACTGTAGATAACGCAAAGACATCGAAGGGTGAGAAATTAGGATATCTGACTGGCATCTTATATTTAGCGCCAGCAAAGCAGGCGGGCGGCCGAAATATCTGCCCGCATGCATCGCCGGGCTGCCTGGCTGCCTGCCTTTATACTGCCGGCATGGGAAAATTTTCCAATGTACAGCGCGCCCGCATTGCGAAAACGCGCTTATTTTTCTCGGATCCGGCCGCCTTTATTGAAACCCTGGCGGCCGATATACAGGCGCTGGTAAGAAAATCCGAACGGCTCGGTTTGTCGCCGGTGGTCCGTTTAAACGGCACTAGTGACCTCCCTTGGGAAAACCTAGGCGGCCATGTCGGCGCTTCGCTCATGTCGCGATTCCCTGAGGTGGTTTTTTATGACTATACGAAAAACCCAGCGCGCGCGGTTGCTAATGCTAAGGGCGAAATGCCGGCGAATTATTTCATCGCCTTTTCCCGGTCCGAATGTAACGCGGATGGCGTCGCGCGCGTCATGCGGGCGGGCGGATCCGTCGCAGCTGTTTTCGCCATAAAAAAGGGCGCGCCACTTCCCAAGACATGGGGTGGCCGGCCGGTGGTGGATGGTGACGAACACGACGCAATTTTTGAACATGGTCGTGGGGTGGTGATCGGTCTACGGGCGAAAGGCGATGCTAAGGGCGATGCCTCGGGTTTTGTGATTGCTGGAAAGGGGGCGGCCCGATGAAACCGGACCCAACCCTGGCCGGCCGACTCAGCGACGGGCGCCCGGTGTATTACGGAAAAAAGGACCCGTGCGACATGTCCACCCGTGATCTTGAAACATGGGTCACATTGGACCACCCGAGCGCCGGGTTTTATATCCACCTAGAAATTTTAGGGCTGCCGGATCCATGGGACCGCGGCCGCGTTGGCATGGGCACGCCTTTTGCGTCATTGCGCCACCGGGTGGAGTGTTTCCTTTCATTAATTAATCCGGCGACCGTCTACGCGTGGCGAAACGCCGAAGTGTTGGATATGCTCGGCGAGCCTTTCCCTCTTGTCGCCGAATGCATGGCGGCCGGCAATTCGCCGGATTTTTTGGAAACATCCACCCGTGAAACCCTCGCCGATGTGTCGCCTGAGCATATCATGGAAAGGGCGGGCGCCGATGATTGAAAAATTCGAAACAGCGCTTGCCATTGCATGCATTGCCGGCGCTGCCGGTGTTTTCTTTGTCGCCGGCCACCTAATCGGCGCCCGGTGGACATTAGGACCACCCGACCACGAAACGCGGGCGGCCGCATCGGCGCCCCTAATTTACGCCGAATAATGAAAAGAAAAACCACCCCGCGCGCGATGCGTGCGGGGTTTTTTTTGTGGCCAGGGTGGATCCATGGCCGGGGTGGATCCATGGCCAGGGTGGATCCGCGGTCCGTGCGGATCCGCGGTCCGTGCGGATCCGCGGCCGGGTGGATCCATGGCCGGGGTGGATCCGCGGTCCGTGCGGATCCGCGGTCCGTGCGGATCCGCGGCCGGGGTGGATCCATGGCCAGGGTGGATCCATGGCCAGGGTGGATCCATGGCCAGGGTGGATCCATGGCCAGGGTGGAAATCGGGCGCTTTTCGCCTGGTCGGTCGGTTTGGCCGATTTCCGGCCGCGGCATGAAAAATGCCGATTTCCGGCCGGTGCCACAAAAAACCAATTTCCGCCCCGTGACTATGGCTTATGTATTCCTGCCCCCGCTGCGCTTTTTTGAGTTAAAACCCCCGCTGCGCTTTTTTGAACCGAAGAAATAAAT